TGCTCCTACTCTAGCCATCAGTTATCTCCTTAACTGTAAGCAGCAAAATCACTGCCATTACCTGTGTGAACGCTATTAATAACGCAACACCACTTGTTACTCCCAACAACTTCTAACATTATAGTAGATCCTACTGCCATGCCACAATTTGTAGCAGCGCCAGTAAGAGTTAATATACTATTTGTTGCAGCTGCAGGCCCACAATCAGTTTGAGCATGACCACTAATAGTACTTGCCATAGAGTAAACATCTCCAGATGCACAAGTAATAGTGATAACACCAGAACCAGCAAATACAGCATTACTAATTATCAGTATTTTTTTACCGATATCAGAAGCACTAATTGCTGGAAGTACCAAAGGCTTATTTACACCAGTAACAACTTCTCTATAAAAAGTATCTAGAGCAAGAGTAATACTAGCTGTGTCATTAGCAAGATCAGTACCAGTTAAGCTAGGAACTGTTCTTTGAGCAGATTGGCTTACTTCACTATCAGCTTTATTTTGTCCATACATTGGATTTGCCATTACAAACCTCCTTATGTCCAGATAGCATGGGATTCGGCCATTGACCACTCCATACCAGCTTCAGTTAAGATTTGATCTACTCTACGGTCGACTCCTGAGTTCTCTAAAGTTTGAACTCCTACGTAGACTGAAGTATCACGATTAAGACCATTACCAACTAACGGTCTGTAAGCACAGTTCTTCATGTTAATACCAAGCATTTTAATATTAGTACCATCAAGATGAACATTACGAGCAACATTCATATCACCGTAAACGGTTGAGATTGTACTTATATCAACGCCAAATACCTTCTTCTTCCCAGATAGTGACATCTCAGCTCTAAGATTAGGCGATACTTCGAGGTTATTTGAAAAGTATCCACTCAGTTTATGCAACCAATTGTATACTGCTGTACTGCAGAAAAACAATGTTGCTTGACTATTGTTGTATCTTGGATCCATGTAACTAGACAGATCATCAAGAAAGTCATCTTGAGTTTTAGTTGCAATTGCCAGACTGAACTGATTGCCATAATTACTAATGTAATCGCAGGCACCTTGAGTGTATTGAATGCTACTACCATCTGTATACTGAGATCCAAATAGTAATGATGTTTCAATATCCCACTTATGCTCGATCAGCTTTTCTTTCCATACACGTGCCCACTCACTGGATTCAAACTTCAATACTGTAGCACGAGCCGTATTGGTCATTGCCATTGAAGTTTTCCAGATCTGAGTAAGACCATGATTTGAAGAATAAGGTTGATCCATCCAAGTTTCTGGAAAACCAGAACCTTCAGCATGTGCAGAACCCATTACATAAGAACGGTTAGCTTCTAGCTCACCTGCAATTTCTCTATCTGATACCTGTTCATCATTGTCAGTTGCCGTTCCAACACCACCAGCAGATGGAGTATCATTATAGAATGATGCAAACTCTAAAGCACCGCTGTCATACTTAACAACAACACCTTCAACAGCTACACATTCTTTAGATCCACCACCAGCAGTCTTAGAAAGGCTATCAGTAACAGCATCTATTCTGAGAACTTGATAACCACTAGTACCAGTACCTGTTGAACTAGCCTTACCAGGGATTTTAACTAACTGTCCAGGTAAGAAAAATGCAGGTCTTGTTCCAGTAGCACCTACATCAATGTTATTACTATTCTCATTGTAGATATTTTGAACATTACCTTGTGATTTGTAGTCAGTAGCCATGTATAACTTCATTCGTTGACCCGCTGCAGACAAAGCTGCACCTGAATCAGATATTTGCATCAATGAATTTGTGAATACATCAGCACCACCATCTACGAACCCTATGACATAAGCATATCGCTTATGATACGAAGGACGTTTCTCAGTAAACTTAAACTGAGTATCATCTGTCGCTTTTTTTGCAGCCTTACTCAGAAATCGAAAGAAGGGATCTTGAGGGATAGCTAGTTCAGATACACGACTACCAAAATTATACTTCCTACGAATATCACCCGTAGAAAGATTGGTACTGGTACCTGGGCCTCGCCCGTCAAAGTCCGCCACAGTGAGATCTGTGTTAGGCGTTATAACTGATACATAATCAGCCATATCGAACTCCTTTATTTAAAGTTCAGACAGACGACATACTTTTTAGTCTATCCGAACAGGTTGTCTAATTCACCATCAGTACCCAAGAGAGCATCAAATACAGAATTTTCTGAACTTGTCTCTTGAGCGTGACTGTTTGCTCCGCTGACTGTAGATGGCATGTTCCTAACATTTTTCATCTGACCAAGCATATCTTTTTTAGTAGCGTCAGCAACATTAGAAGCAACTTTCTGCTTATTCTTCAAGTAATTGATATCATCTAGAGTAAGAGTATGTGTCTTTGCCCAATCCACCATGTTCATGTATTCATTATCGGACATACCTGATTCCTTACGGAATCTAGACTCTTCACCTAAACGCTTATTTTCAATTGCTTGTTGAGAAGCACGTTCCTTTTCACGTTGCATCATACCACCTACTCTCTGCTGGACAATCTTATCAACATGAGCACTCATCAGCTTTGCACTATCCGAATCTGGATTAGACATCGCTTCCTGCTCATCGTAAATAAAATCCTCATCCAGGCCAAGAGATGATTGAATGCTCTTTGACGGTTGCCCGCCATTGACCAGATAGTCTCGGACATGCTCTACCAGCCCGCTATCGTTTTTCATTGCTTCAAGTACAGGAACAAAAGGTTCTACGCTCTTGTACTGTTCAGCGAGTTTGACGGCTTCACGACTGCTATCTGCATATCGCTTCTTGTAAGGATTACCGTCAGTGTCCCAGTTCACGTTGTTGGAGCCAACACTTTTTTCGGTGCGAGTTACCTGTTCAGGATCGCTTGATTGCGGTTGGGTTGCCTCAGTGGGTTCTTGTACTGCTCCGTTTACTTCATTCTCAAGAGCGTCAAAAAAAGATGCTTCAGAAGAGCCAAAGACTGCTTGTTCTGTATTATCAATAGATTGATCTTCAGAAATCTGCTCTGGGTTACTTACTGATTGTTGAACTAATTCGTCCATTGTTTACCTCTTTTCAGTTATACTGTTGAAGAATTTTACGAATTTTTATTATTACTTTGCAATTGATTTCTAGCCTTTTGTATTTCTAATTGCATTTCTTTCTTTTTAGTTGCTGCTTCATTGCCCATTACATTCTGTAAAAGCTTCTGTTCTGCTTCAGTCTGTCTATAAGCATCTTGGGTATCACCCTTGACTTGTTCTTTCTGTTTGGTGATTTCCATTTCAGCTTGCATGACCTTGCCTTTAATACCAGCCTGGACAAGTTGCCTTTCGAGAGTTTCAATAGTTCCTTCTTTATCTTTCATGGCTTCCTGAAGCTGTTGAAGTTGACCTTGCAACTGAGAATAAAGACTCTTTCTTTTAGCAATAAGATCCTTTCTCTTAATATCTGTTTCAGCTAATACAGCAAGATCATCTACTACTCCAAGTTTTAAGAGTTCTTTTAATTCCGCTAGGTATGCCCAACGATTAACTGGAAGAGTGGATCCAGATACAATCCTTACATCAAACTTAGCAGCAGAATAATCCATTGATTTATTAATAGCCTCACCCATATCATTGAATATTGGGATGTTAATCTCTACTGCACGATCTTCCTGTAAAGCAGATGGCTGTACTATCCTGAATCTCTTATTTGCACTATAAATAGCTTGTGAATACTGCATAACAACAGTACCAAGTTGTTTCAATGCAGGTTCTATTGAATTTTTCATCCATTGTTTTACACGTCTGGTACCATACTCATCCAAAGCAAGCATACCACGAAATGTATCATGCTGTTGTTGGGTATCTCCCTGCATAGATGAATAAATACCAGCCAGATATTCCATATCTGATTTTCCTTCCTGAACTATAGTAAAGAAAGCATTAGATAGGGGGGCAGGCATTACAGGAGTTGGTCTTTCTGCTCCTGGTCTTACAGGAAGTAATGCTCCTGGTGCAGATGAATATTTTTCCCACATCTCTGCATCAATACTACCTTCTTCAAACATCCACCGTAAGCTGCTGCCTAGTGATGCATTGTGCACCATGATCTGATGTGACTTATTGATCTCTTTCTGTTTACCTATCAGCGGGCTTACGGCAGAAATCGGATATGGAGTCCCAGTCCATTTGTAATGAAAGGGAACAATAGGATACTCTGTTACATTCTCTGGAAGAATATACTCATAAAGCAATTGATCGCCAGCAACACAACATTGTCGTATTCTTGATCCATAAAATTTTACAGCATCTACTATGTTAACTGCAAATGTTTTATCCTTTAAAAGAACTTTATATTCTTTCTCAGATATTACCTTACTTTCAATTCTTGACTGAGCTGCCTGAAGTTCACTCATATACTCCTGTTCAGCAACTTGTAATTGCTGTTGCATCATCTCCTGAGCTTTTTGCATCTCAAGTTCATATCTTTCAGGAATCATTTTACCTTCAGCCACAGCTTGTTCCATCTGCTGTTGCTGTTCCATAAGTTTAACTTCCATCTCAGACTGCATCTCTTTCATCCTTACCTGAACTTGCTGCTGAATAGCCTGTAATTCTTCAGGACTTGGAGGTACACGATAGAAAACATTCATATATGCAATCTTAATCTTTTCGTATACTTCAAAGAACTCTATCAAAGGTTCTTGCTCGCCTTGGGCAGTAATGCCTATATCATCCATTGTAGCATCATCATACAAAAAGGTTTTCTGATCACCTGTTCCTACAGGTCTTTTTGTGTAGGAAAAGTTTGCATTTTCGTCACTATTTGATTTATCAATTTTTCTTTTATGTTCTGGAAATAGTTTGACAAGATGACTCCTAGGCAAGACCTTTCTTATCATAATATATGATGCATCCCTGAACATGATGTCTCTTGATTTCTCATCTACATATATATCAAAAGGTTCAGGCTGCCCGATCTTAACTTCACCCATCCCATTATCAGCATCCTTATCTATCTCAACCATAAGATAGCCGATACTCTTGGTTATAGAATCATTTACAGCATTAGAATAAAGGGTATCTCCATCTGACCTACCCCAGATATAATCTGCTATATCACTAAAGACTGCAGCTACATCAGTATCACTGCCTTCTACACCAATAGCCTGCCATCTTGGATTATTAGCAGTTGCATAGTAATTCAACATTTCCACTACAGGTAAAATCCTATTAATTGTGAATGTTGGCATACCTTGTTCACGAAGAGAAGCAACCTCTGCTTCTTTGAGTTGTTCATCATGTGCAAAATCATATCCTTCCTGATTCACATTCTGCCATTGCTCTCTTGTAAAATTGTTAGTATAGTGAAATAACTGCCGAACCATGTCGGCTTTTTTCTGTTTAGCCATTATTGTACCAATCCCTGTTTTATTAAATCTTGTAAAGCATCCCTTTTTTCATCGGAACGCCAATCTTGCTTCATCCATTCTGTACCATAGTCTCCAAATTCACTACCAAATCTACTTTCATAATCTTGCCAAATAGAATCTTCAATAATCGAATGTGCTTCAAATTCAGTTGTAGGTTTTATCCATTTGCCTCTTTGTTCATTAAAACCCTTTCTTCTCTCTGGATCATAAGCTGCTTTCATAGGTTGAGTATAAGCCCATGCCATATTCCGTGTCCTACTAGTTACTTCACCCTCTCTATCCTTTGTTTCTTTCCATTGTGGAACATCCATATCAGGATATTCATTACCCTCATCATCTACTGCTATCTCATTACCTTCAGCATCTTTCCCTATACTATATTTGCGAGATGACCCCATATATGGAAACCATTTCTTAATTTCACCTTTGTTCTCTAATCCAAAATTGACATCCCAATCTGTACCACCATATATATCTTCTCCAAAATCTTTCTTTGCCTTATGAAATCTTTTAGCTACTTCATCCCTTCTAAATCTCCATTCACCGACACTTTCTCCAGATCTTCTAGCATATTGTCTTCCATGAGATATTTCTGCCATAAAATCAGATGCAAGCTGATGTTCATACACATTTACAGTATCTCTCGATTCAGCTTTTATATTTAGCCGTCTTCCATACCAAGCTCTGTTTTTATCACCATCATGTTCACTATCTTTTTTCTGTATATTGATTGTAGGTCTTCCCCCCTCAATCCAGAGAGTCTTTAATTGTCTTTTCTGCATTTGATCAAGTGAACCCAGACGATCACTAAAATTTTTCCAAGTTTTCTTATCTTCATCTGTTACAGTCTGTATCTCTTTTGGAAGTATATGTTCATCAGCCACAAATGTTAAATCTGGTTCTGCAGATTGCAAATACGAAAACACACGATCATTAACTCCATTTGCCATTATGCTACCACCCAGTCTTTTACCTTAGGCTTACGTTTATACCAGTCTCCATCCTTATTCTTCTTAGAACCCATAGGCGGATGTGCAAATTTACAGGCATACGCTAATGCATCAATAGTATCATCATGTGCCATACGAGGCCCAAATGTTATAATCTCCCTGTGAAGATCGTACATCTCCTTCTTTAAATGGATCTGACCTATAGCAAATCTTTGTGCAAGTACTTCCTGGATCCTGTCACGCTTACTCATCCTAGTTCCAGGCTTTTCTGCTTTATATCCTACACTGAAATCATTCCTTCTACGCATTTCCGACTGTAATGTCTGGAATATAGGTTTACTCATACTAGTATCTTCAACAGTAAATAGGGATGGATGATATATCTTGGCATAATCAAACATATAATCTACAATACCCTTCTGTTCCTTGCCTAATATAGATATCACAGGAATTGATCTCTTCCTTGTGTAATCAAGAACATATATATTATTTTCTGGAGTGACTGCCACAACTATAAGAACAGAATAGTCACTGTCCCTTCTTTGACTATCGGTGGCAGGATCAACCCCGCAGAATACATTACAGGGTTGAGTATCCTGCCCATTGGGAGTAATGAAAGATAATCCCGTCTCGACGTCGTGGGTAAAGCTTCCGTCCCAATACTTGATATGATCTCTGGTAAAGATAGCGTTATCCGCACTCTGAACCTCCATCATATACTCCTGATAGAACTTCTGAGGCTGACCAGAGTCTGCATAAAATTTCTTCTTACGCTCCATTTCTTTGTGTCCAAACCAACTAGGCCACAATGGAGTGCCATCATTCATAATAGCTTTATAAGTAATTACTTTCCAACTGAATGCGTTTTTTTCTTTCTTGGCTTTGTCGTGCCCCACAAGGATATTTTGTATAAATGAATCGTAGTGTACAGGTGTCCCATTAATTCTAAGCCTGCCGTCTTTAGGCTCCAAAGCTGGAAAGACCACAGCCGTGACAAGATTCGAGATCTTCGCTCTGGATTCGGGGGTGATAGTGTTATTCTCATCTTCAAAATCATCCAGGACAATAAGATCGTATCTTTTATGCAGTTTAGCACCTCCACGAATGCCTGATAAGTTAGATTTAGAGATAAGTTTACATCCATTTGAGAGTTCGATATCATCTTCAGTCCACTTCCTTCCTTTTAAATCTCCAAAATAGTACGTGATCTTCTCATTGTACTCAATATGATACTTAATATAATCAAGATTAGGTACAGAGATCTTTGATGAAGCTGCTACCCAGCCATAAAATAGCGGATCCTTAGCAAAACAGAAATCATGCATTATATTACATTTAGTCAGTACTGTCTTACCGTGACCCCTTGGCAGAATAATAGCTAACTGTCTATAATCCATGTTCATAAGAGCATCCGTAACTTCATAATGGAAGAACGGAGTCTCAGATCGCATAAAGTCCTCTATAAGGAACAATTTACCAAAAGCTACAAGGTCTTTTCTAGCCAATTCTAGCTGTTCTTCAGCCTTTGATACATTTCTTGTGTTAATATTAGCCATTTATCGTACCTTATTATACGAAAAAGAACAATTACAAAGCAAAAACTATAACTTATCTATCTTTTTATTTATTTCATCGAACTTTATGTTCAAATACCACCTAAGTAGGTAGTGATATATTATAAGTAATATAGGTACATATACTGCATGGAATACATCAAACCCATTTTCTGATAATGATTGTAGCCAAAAACTCATGCGTCTAACTCCTTTGGACGCTCTACAGCTTCTATCTGATCTTCACTAAACCCCTGAAAGAGAGCTCCCGTTACCTGCGTTATCTTAGTACTGGACTTGTCTTCCAGATCCAGGATATCAGAAAGCTTAAATAATGCCTTAAGACGTGTATCTGCTTTCTCACTATCATCAGCCTCTGACTTTATCCTGTCAAGTACATACTTCGGGCTTATTCCCAATTCTTCTATAATAGGTTCCAATTCTTTCTTCATAGCTTTTACAATCCTTTCTGTTTTTATAAGACTAGATGACTTGGTATTAGCATAATGGGGGTTATTGGTAGGAAATGCCCTTAGATATGCATCTTGGGCTGCGAGTCCTGAGGATATGTATTGTACAAACAATACCTCGTGTTTCGAGAGCGTAGTTCGGGAATAGACTCTTTCATCTGCAGACATTTCCCCACCAATTGAGTAAATATTTCTTCTCCTGGATGTATCCATCTTAGTACGTGGAAGACATACAAAAGTTCCTGTACATGTGCCGATATAGCTGCGTATACGATCCTTACCCTTGTTTCGGATCATATTACCTTTTCTTAATACCTGGATTACGCAGCCATCATCAGCTTTAACCCAATCGCCAATATGAGAGACACGCCAATTGGGTACGACACTAACGTCTGAAGGGACTTCATCCATAGATTCAAATACTGTGTGACTGATCTTGTTTACTTTGTAATGTCTCATAACACAGCCCCCGTCAGGGGGCGTAATAATTCAAGCATGTCCTATGATATTAAACCTATTACGTATAAGCTTTTTAATCCATTGATGAAAGTCGTCATCTTCTACAGTTGCTTCTGCTGTTACTATAGGATCAATTACTTCTTCTCTGGGTTCCACATTATATTGTTCTTCCCTGATGAATTCGACTTCTTCCATTTCTTCATCAATGCCTATTGTAAGGTTATATATCTTCATGCTATAAACTACATATAAAATTGTACAAATGGATATACTTTTCCCCTGAGGATTAATCTTTAACTGAAAATTTCATCTAAAGCCAGTCATTTCTCCCATACTTAAGACTTATATTTCAGCAATTTTTTGCAGTATCGGGGACAACTCAGTTAACTATTTTGAGAACCTACAACCCGACTTCTGAACCTTATAGTAGAACTATTGCAAGGGAACTAAAAGGCTGATATTCTTTGAATCTGCAGTGGCGAATATATAAAAAATATATGATTTTACAAAAGTTTTAAAAATTGTGGCATTTTGATGTACGGTCTTATATATAGACCCCACCCACTATCGTGGGATTTTCACTATCGTGATTAGGTTATTTTCTATTTGTATTATTTAATTCTATTTGAATAAACTATGGAGTAAGTATGATCAATGTAAGTGCACCTCAGAGGGTGCGTGATGCCTGGATGAAAGCTGAAGGCCTAGAGGTTGTAGGTAAGGCGTTTACTGAAGGCGAGGCTTCTATAGCTAAGCGTCTGTTGTTAAGTAAGATAACTGACCTTGATAGCCAAGAAGCTGTACAGGTAATAACTGGGCTTGCTGCTGGTATGAGTACACAAGCAACAACAATGGAAGTACCAGCCTATGTCTGTATGACTAAGGCAAAGAAGCAAGTAACTGTTACTACTACTGAAGCTATGAAGATCATCATTGAGAACGGTGGTGAATTTCTTTCTGAAACAACTAAGGAAGTCAAGTTCTGATGGCATAAGCATCTTAATTGGGAGAGACAGCCCTGAGGGGGAGATAGAGATATTTCCCCCAATACACTGTATGTACTATATACTATATATATATTAACTCCTACCAAACTGTGTTATGTAAAAGCATCAGCGATATTACAAAAGGAAAAGACTGCTTACTTATACAATTAGAATAAAAACATGGCATGATAACCCAACCTTCACGTGGTCATGATCAGATAGATATTTGATACATTCTTGCGAATGTCCGTTAGTCTTATTAGGTGATTACAGTCACTAAAAAGATGACCAATGGGTAATATGTTATTATAGAACTGTGATTCTATAATCTCGCAGTGACTTACATCATGTAAAGAGTCTGCATTCATTTGACTGGTGTTATAACTTATTCAGGATCCTATCTTGATGAGAAACATAACAAATGCCTGGGTTTCCAACCTGTTAGGAAGGCTACACGTTATTAGTACGTCGTTATGCATCAGTTCATATGTTTTATACAAGTCTTGAAAGGACTATAACCAAAGAATTACCGATCAATATGATGAGTACTCTATTTGTAATGAAAGTGCATGAGTAACTATAAATCGCAAGGTACATACATAGTCCTGGTTGATGACTTTAACAAAAACTAACACAAAGTACTGGACGGGGAAACGCTACTAACTTGTATTGATTGGTCAAAGATTTAATAAAGGAGAAACGGAACATGATCTACAATATGTTTATGGGATTAATTCTAATCATGGCTATCATAAATGCTTTGTTCAAGAACAAGGAGATTAAAGAGTTACAGTATGATATTAATATACTACATACTCAAAAGGCTAGACATGATCTGGAATGTCCACTTCTAATAAAGAGAAGAATGGGTTAACTAACTTGTTGTGTCATAGCGTACTACCCAAATGGTGCTGGTTCATAGCCAGTATAAGGCTTAGACAAACCTTGCACAACATTAAATTTGGGGACACTGTAGGGGAAACAGGGATAGTGGTCATAAGTCTGGTTTTATGGACTATTCATGTCATGTATGGTGTTCCCAAAGTATTATAAAGGAGAATAGAATGGAAAGAGACATATTTAAAGGTGTATTCTTGGTTGAACCAATCATAGTGGGTGGAAATCAACCTTCATTTGCTTTAAGTAAATACCATATTACCTACCATTATCAACCTGGTGAATGTTATTTCCCAGATGAAGTAGAAGAAGGTGATTGGATAGGAATTCAACATCTAGGTATTTATGATGATGGTGAGATTCTTGCTTCAAAGGTGTCATTAAGATTAAGGGAAGGCGGAACAACTGAACGCTATCTTTCTCGTCAACTAAGTAGATATGATGAAGATGGCAATGAATTACAAAGTTATCCTCTTCATATTACATGGTCTTCAGGTGAATTACCTCCTGTAGTAGCTGGAGAAAGATTAGATGATCCAGACTTATATGATGAATACTTTACGTCTTATCATGTAATGAATGGATACAATTTTAATACAAATGTAATGAAAGCAAATGATCTTGATAAAAATGATCCTGCCCAAAGAGATACATATAGTAAGAGAATTAATCATATATTTTCTTATTTCAATCCGATTGGAGTATGGAAGACATTTAGAACATCTGATACTCCTGTACATAGTAATACTGTACTAGAATCAGAGAATTAGACTTGGGAGTGTAGCCAGCACTTTAAACTGGAACGTAATATACAGGTGTAACTCCTGTACGCTTAATCCCCGAGCTTAGCTGCTTGCTTAGTATTAAGGATTACATGCCCGAGCGATTATAGGGCATATTTCAAATCGTAAAACAAACCACAACAAGGAGGATAGTATGGTACAAGGACGACCTGTAAGTACTATCAAAAATAAAGACGGTAAAGTAGTTGGTCAATTAGGGAGACCTATAGTAGTAGACATTGATCAATTAACTAATAATCCTGGCCAACCACCAATGCGGATAGATTGGGCTGATCCACGCTCGAAAATAGAACTGACAGCTTTGATGAATTCAATAAATACGCATGGGTTACAAAAGCCAATCACAATCACAAAGGATTATGTTATTACTGATGGTCATAGAAGAACAACAACATGCACTAAGCTCGGATACACCCAAATACCTGCGTACATAGCACCAGCCGTTGAAGGTAATGGTGATGCATTTGTTATAACCAACAGTAAACGTAAAGCCATAGATGGCTATCAATATCTCTGGAGATATATGAATGGTCATTCAGTACCACCTACATTTCTTTCAAGGATTACAAATCTTGAGAATTGGGCTGGTAAAACATTCGCACATGGATTGTTTAAGCGGGTTCTAGCAAAACGTGGATCTGCATCTACATATTCATTTGCAATGGGTATTTACCGTAAAGAACTACAGAAGGATAGAAAAACATATAGCAAAATGTTACAAAAGGCTCATATGAGAGAACTTGTGTATTATATGCTTAATGTTGGAAATCCATCTGAAGTTAAAAATGCAATCTACAGTTTCATACCTACTGATGTCTTAGTTTCCTGTGTCAAGGAAAGAAAAAGAATCAATACAGTATTTAACTTTAACTAAGGAGGTAAATCAATGCCAAATATACTTTTGTGCAACGATACAGCTAGCTTTACTGAAACTGATGTAGAATCTACCACAGTTGGTGGACTTCGTAATGAACTCAGTTTAACCACTGAAGCTATTAACGTGAACCGTGTTGTAGCCAATGACTCTCATGAACTTCGTGATGACGATATGGTGGCTGCTGTTAAAACTAATAAGAAAGGTGGAGAGACAAAGTCTTAACTCTTTTCTTCAATAGCGGGAATTATTGATCGGTTCCGTTAACCACAATAGTCGGGGGAATATTACTTGAAGAAGCTAAAATAAGCTATATTCATTGATAAACCCCCGACTTTAAACTAAAGGAGAATTTCATGATAAAGGAATTTATAGAGAAACATGATTTCAGTTATCTTCCTATAGGGCCTCAAGCAAAGCTAATTGAATCATTAGAAGTATTAAATGGATCTATACCATGGCAATTTAAAGATTCTGCACATGGAAGTCCAAACTATCCTACAATAAAATTTGATGTTAATAAGAATTTTACATGGAAATATGGGACATTTAAAGATGCTGAAGCTATTAAAAACTTCTGGGAAGGGTCTTATAAGCATAGAGGATTTAAATGGGGAAATGTTAGAAACATTTGGGAAAGAACTGACAGGAATAAGAATACATATAGTTATCAAAGATTTAAAAATAGAATTTTTGATGTAGATACAATACTTCAGCAAAAAAGATGGAATAGTGAGATATGGCTTGATGATAAGAATGAAATTGAGTCTCTATTTGGTGCATGTACTGAAGAAGTTCTTAAAATATTTAATGATTATATTAAATATATTGGAATGATTAACAAAGAGCATGTTATGAAAGAAGAAGTAGATATTATTGAAACGAATTTTTCTGCTGCACAAAGAGATTCAAGGGAAGAAAGATTTTTCTATAATAATATAATGACAGAAATGTGGAAATTTGATGATACAAAGCCTAAAATTCTTCTTAATTACAGATCTGATCGTCCAGAACAGTCTAATATTACTATTTTACATCCATTTAAAAATGTAATGATGAATGTATATGTAGTTGAAGATACTGTTCCTGTATTTACATTCCCAATTGGACATGTAATTGGAAGTTATCAGTTTAGTCTTGAGAATTTAATGTTTTCTACATTAAAACTTTCACATACTCATAACATACATAGTAATAGAAGAACTAGGTATTGGTTCAAACCACAAGTTAGAGGTACGCAACATCCATTTCTACAATATCCTCATATGCATGGTACTGGATCTAATAATTGGCGATATACAGATCCATCTACTTGGCCTATTGAATATAATAGTCCATCTAATACATGTGCTGGTAATATAAATCTAGTTGAAGGAACTAATAAAAATATTAGTTTAATCAAATGGGTAGAAAATGTTCATACCTGGATAAGTACATTCAGATTAGGCATAACTCATCCTTTAAATAGTATAACACACAGTTATTTTGGTAATCCCGAAAGCTTGGATCCAAATATAAAGGGAGATTATTTAGATAGAGTAGGATTTAGTCATTCAAACTGTTATGATAGATTGAGCAATTGGCATGCAACTGCAATTTCAAGAAACAAAATTTGTAATAAGTTTTGTACAGAAGATATCATGTCAGAATGTAGCGGATATCAAGGTGATATTACATACATGGAAAGAGAGAAGATAAATCTAATTTTCAAAGAAAATCCTATGGGTGAAAGAAAAATTCATAGTGAATTGCCTATTGAAAATTCTATTATTCCAGAAGATACACAGAATGATAACTATCCAATGGGATATAATGCAGAAATATCTGAATCTACAGAAGAAGCTATGCTTAGATGGGTTAGTTTAAACCAAAACGCACAAAACAGATAAGGAGATACAAATGGAGTTTTACATTACTCAAAAGGATTGGAAGAAAGTCATAGATTATGCCCAAGCATCCTATGATGAATTCA